GTCTACCACCAACTACAGAGGAGGAGTTGCCGACAGGTAACCCACAAACAGAATGACATTAGAGATTCGTGAATTCGAGGTTAGAGAGGTCAACGAAGAGACTCGCACAGTAAGCGGTCTTGCAGTGCCTTACGACCAGCCGGTATCCATCGGTGACTATCAGGAGCAGATTGCGCGAGGCGCATTCGGTACCCCTGAGAACGTAGCTCTGTTCTACGGGCATGACCACCGAAATGGCGGTATGCCGATTGGAACGGTAACAACCTTCCGAGACACAGAAGCAGGCTTAGAGATTGATGCGGTCATCTCTAAGACGAATAAGGGAGAAGAGGTCTACACCCTTCTAAAGGATGGAACTCTCAACAGGTTCTCTATCGGCTTTGAGCCAGTAGACAACAAGTTCTCCGAAGACCGCACCACAGTTATCAGAACAAAAGCCCTACTGAAAGAGGTCTCGATTGTTCCGATGCCAGCTTACGAGTTGGCGAAGGTCGCGCAGGTTCGCGACACCACAAATAATAAGGAGGTCATTGAATTGACTACAGAAGTAACCTCCGAGGCTGTCGCAGAACTACGTGAGTCTGTAACAGACCTTGAGAGAAAGTTTGCAGGGTTCAGCCCTGCAGTAGCAGTAAACGAAGGAAGCCAGTTCCGCTCTGGTGGTGAGGCCCTTAAGGCCCTTGCAACTGGTGATGAGAAGGCAAAGAGCGAGTTCCGTGCCTACACAGGTGCGACTACGGCAGACTCTCATGCCTCAAATGATTGGAAGTCTGGACTACTAACCATCGTTAATGATGGTCGCCCAGTGCTGAATCTATTCAGCAAGGGTCCTTTGGGAGCAACCGGTAACACGGTTGAGTATCCAAAGATTTCAGCGCTAACAGGAGCCGTTGCATCGCAGGGTGCAGAAGGTAACAACCTTCCATACCTTGAGATTGCAATTACTACTGCAACCGCACCAGTAATTACCTATGGTGGCTACTCAGAGATTTCCCGTCAGGCTATCGAGCGTTCCGACGTTCCTTACCTGCAGAAGGTTCTTGAGTTTCAGGCATCATCTTATGCAGAGGGCACCAACGACGCAGTCGTTGCCGCTGTCCAAGGTGCAAGTTACCAGACCGGTAACTCATTCACCTTGTCTACCGCTACCGCAGCACACTTCACAGGAGCTGTCGTAACCGGACGCAAGTTGATTAAGGCGAATGGTAAGGGTGCACGCGCCGAGTTCGTACTTATCTCTACTGACGTTTGGGAGAGAATGGTTGCGCTTGTTGATTCAGCAGGCCGCCCAATCTTCGACTTGAACGGTGACGGTTCTAACACTGTTGGAACTCTTCACGTCCCTGACGCAGTAGGACGCTTGGTCGGCATGACGGTAGTCATGAACGAAGACCTTGCAGCGAAGTCTCTATACGTTGCCTCAAGTGCGGCAGTAACCACATGGGAGAACGCAGGAGCACCTGTAAGCCTTCAGGATGACAACATCGTCAACTTGACCAAGTTGTTCAGCCTTTACGGCTACATGGCTGTAGGCGTCACCAACGAGAACGGCTTAGTTAAGTCAACGGTTGCGTGATGTGACATGGCGACTATTGGTTTCGAGGAGTTCAAGGCTTACATCAACCCTCAAGGGTCCGTAGATGACCTGTTCATTCAGAGCTGTCTATGGGAAGCCCTTGAGCACGTTGACAACTACATCGGCAGCCAGTCTGCTGCTGTACCCGACACCATTAGGAACCTCGCCATCAAGTGGTGTGGTCAGGCAATCTTTGACCGTCGTGACACAAAGGCGGGGGTAGCAAACAGTCCGGGTGGTTACACCGATGCACCAGTGCGTGTAGCTCGTGACCCAATGATTGCTGTCTACCCCCTTCTTAACCAATACCTGGTTGTGGGTTTCTGACATGAGTGTTCAGACCTTGCGCCAGGACGCAGTAGACGCGCTAACGCATGCGGGTATTGCCGCTTATGGCTTCGTGCCAGGACGTGCAAACCCACCGTTAGTAGCAGTCTCACCAGGTGCCCCATACCTGCAGATGGTGACTGATGGCGGCAAGACATTTGCTGGCCGCTATGAAGTCAGGCTGGACATCCAGCTAATCGCCGGTATGGGAACCAATGAAAAGACGACTCTTGACCTTGACTCCCTAATCATCTCTGTTCTGAACACCTTGTGTGTTGAAGAGGACTGGGATTTGGAGCAAGTCAACGAGCCACAGGAATACATCGTGAATGGTACGGGCGGGTATCTCGGTACGACCATCACAATCAAAAATCGTTTGGAGGTTAACTAAATATGGCAACACGCATCACAGGAAACGCGCTGTCTCTAAAGTTCGGAGTACTTGAAGTTAAGGCAGAGGCAGGAAAGTTTGTTCTTGACAATGAAGAGAAGGATGGCGGGTACAAGACCTTCGCTGATGTAGGCGCTGGTGGAGCACGTCAGTACTTCATCACTATTGAGTCTTTGACAGCAACTGACTCTACGTCATGGTGGTCCTTCCTATGGGATAACACTGGTGAAGAAGTTGAATTCACCTTCAGTCCACATGGAAACACCACAGCATCTACGAACACACCTATCTTTACCGGTACCGCGGTTGTTGGCGCTAAGCCTCCAATCGGTGGTGACGCAGGAGAAGAGTGGAACTTTGAGTACCGCTTGGACCTTGTAGGCGACCCAGTATTGGACCGCACACCGTAATGAGCACGAGGGTTGAAGGGCTTAGAGAAACCGTAAGGACTCTCCAGAGGCTTGGTGTAGAAGACCAGGACCTGAAGGCCGGATTTAAGAAGGCAGGAAACATCGTTGTTGGCGAGTCCAAGACGATTGTTCCGGTGCTGTCCGGCAAGCTCTCCAACTCCATCAAGGCAAGCAACACCAAAAACAAGAGCCTTGTACGAGCTGGTGGAGCAAGGGTTCCTTATGCAGGTGTTATCCACTATGGCGGGTACCACAACATAGAGGCAACTCACTACCTAACACAGGCTGCCAGCAACACAGAAGGACAAGTAGTAAGCGCCATTGAGGATGAGCTAAACAGACTCATCGCAAGGCTGAACTTAAATTAGAGGAGAGAACAATATGACAGACACATTCGATATCAAGAGGTTGACCGGAGCAGAACTAATCCTTGCGGAGAAGTTGTGCGGTGGTGACTTGGGTACCACGGCCGGTACATATGCGAGCTACTTCGTGTGGCAGAAGCGCGGCAACCCAAAGATGACCTTTGACCAAGCACTTGAAGTAGAGCTTGGTGTAGTCATGGAAGCGCTTGGAATAGAAGTGCCCGAAGACCCAAAAGCCTAAGGGACGGTGACCTACTGGCAGACCAGGCTAAGAAGCTGGCCGAGTGGTGCATCCACACCGGTAGGTCCAAGCAAGACTATTTAGAGATGACTGGCTACGAGCGACAAGCATTCGTTGACGTAGCCAATCACTACCGAAAGAAGGGAGCGTCTATCTAAGGCGTATCTGCAATACATATGGCAAACACAATCAAGATTAGTGTTCTTGGTGATGTCAAGGACATCAACAGAGGCATCAAGGACGTAAACAGCAAGCTCTCTGGCTTCCAAAGCACTATCGGCAAGGTCGGCTCAGCAATGAAGACCGCCTTTGCGGTAGGTGCTGCTGCTGTCATTGGTGGCGGTATCGTGAATGGGGTTAAGGGAGCTATCACCGCGGCTTCTGACCTTAACGAGACAGTTTCCAAGACCAAGACAATTTTCAAGGGTGCGAGCCCTGAGATTCTTGCCTTCGGTAACAACGCATCCAAGAGCATCGGTCAGTCTAAGAATGAGGCTCTGACTGGCCTGTCAGCGTTCGGCAACTTCTTTGACCAGATTGGCATCGGTGCCAAAGAGTCAGTGAAGATGTCCAAAGGCTTTGTAACTATGGCCTCTGACTTGGCATCATTCCAGAACACTGACCCTGCCAAGGTCATGGAAGCGTTGCAGGGCGCTACTCGTGGTGAGTACGACTCGCTACAGCAGTTCATCCCTACGGTTAACGCAGCCAAGGTAGAGACAGAAGCTCTCGCCTTAAGCCATAAGAAGGCTGCTAAGGACCTAACAGACGCAGACAAGGCAACTGCCCTGTACTCCCTAACCACAAAGGGTATGGGAGCAGCACAGGGAGACTTTGCCCGTACCTCTGGTGGTCTGGCTAATCAG